GCAGAGCGTCAGGCTATTCGCGATAAGTATGCAGCAATGCAGAGCAACATTGATGCGGCTACGACTCCGCAAGAGATCAAAGACGCACTAGGGATTTGATATGCCTATCAAGCTAAACACAGCATCAGGTGGTGGCGTAATACTTCAAGGTGCTAATACAGCATCAGATAAGACCGTCACTATCCCTGCTGCTGACGGCAATATGCTGTACTCAGATGCTAGTGGTAACGCTCAAATTAACTCTGGATATGGTTCGCTTGCTACTGGTTATGTTGCAAGGGCTTGGGTGAATTTTAATGGAACTGGCACTGTAGCTATTCGTGCTTCAGGTAATGTTAGCAGTATTACCGACAATGGAACCGGTGACTATACGGTGAACTTCACTACCGCAATGCCTGATGCGAATTATTCAGGCGTAGCAACAACAGGAAGAAACGGCGGTGGAACAGGATTAGTAGTGGATGCGGCAAATGCTGCTGTTCCGACAGCATCAGCATATCGGTTTTACACTTTAAATACATCGTTCAGCCCGGCAGATTCTGGATATATATTTGTCGCAATTTTCCGCTAAAGGCTAATCATGTCAGTAACAATTAACGGCACAAACGGCCTGACGTTTAACGATAACAGTACGCAGAATACTAGCCCATTTGTTGGTGGTCTAGGCTTCCGCAACCGCATCATCAATGGCGATATGCGGATTGATCAGAGGAATAACGGGGCGAGTGTTACGCCTACTGGTGGCTCGTACACTCTTGATCGCTGGCGTTCTGAAGCGTCCGTCGCGTCGAAGTATTCTGTGCAAAGGTCTACCGTTGCTCCGGCTGGCTTTACGAACAGTCTGCTCGTTACTTCACTTTCGGCGTATACGGTTGGCGCGGCTGAAGAATTTTTACAACGCCAGAACATTGAAGGATTTAACGTTGCCGACCTTGGTTGGGGTACTGCTAATGCTCAAGCCGTAACGCTTTCGTTTTGGGTGCGTAGTTCTTTAACAGGAACTTTTGGCGGCTCTATACAAAATGCAGCTGCAAACCGTTGCTACCCGTTCTCGTACACAATCAACGCTGCAAATACATTCGAGTATAAGACCGTAACTATTTCTGGCGACACTACCGGAACATGGGCTACTGACAGTAGTGTTGGGGTTCGCGTCAACTTTGGTCTGGGTGTTGGCACGACAAACTCTGGCACTGCTGGGGCATGGTCTAGCACTTATTATTCTTCGGCAACCGGCGCAACCAGCGTAGTCGGCACCAACGGAGCTACCTTCTACATCACCGGAGTCCAACTCGAAAAAGGCTCGACGGCGACCAGCTTTGATTACCGCCCGTATGGTACGGAGTTGGCGTTGTGTCAGCGGTATTATCAACAGCAATACGGTGCTTATTACGCGTTTTCTACCTCGGGCAACACCAAATCTGGCGGCATTAGTCTTCCCGTGCAAATGCGTACTGCACCGACTGTTATAAAAACCGCAGGTACAGGTGTAATAGGAACAGTGAGTGTTGGTACGCCTTATGTAAATTTTGTAGAAATGCAAGGCGCTGCAGCCTCAAGCGAAAACAGAGAAATTGGCTTTATATTGAACTGCACTTCGGAGCTATAAATGTATAAGTTAACAAACAGCCAAACCGTGCAGCGCATTGCCGACAACGCGTTCATTCCCTTCGACCCCGCCAACACCGACTACCAGCAGTATCTTGCATGGCTGGCCGAGGGCAACGAACCAATCCCGGCAGATAACCCGGAGCAAGTAAATGCAAACAATTAACTTTGGTGAATGGCTCCCAGATCAACCCGGCGTTTCTGGTGCTGTAACTGATGCAAAGAACTGTTATCCGGTTGCTAACGGATACGCTGCATTCAAGAGTGAAACAGACTATTCAGATGCTGGTCAGGACTTACTGATTACTTTTGCTGGTAAATTTGCTGGCGCAACATCATTGTTTGCTGCTGGCGCTACGCAGATTTATAAGTTTGACAGCAATGATGCGAGTCTGGATGCTGCTACGACTACTGGATACACGGCTGTAGAAGGTTGGGACGTTACGCAGTTTGGCGCAAAGATGATTCTGGCTAACGGTCAGGATAAGCTTCAAGCGTTTGAGCTAAATTCATCGACTTATTTTGCTGATCTAGCTGCTGCTGCACCTACGGCAAAGTTCGTTAGCGTGGTTAAGGATTTCGTTGTAGCTGCTAATGTCCCCGGTGGCGAGGAAAACAAGGTTTACTGGTCTGACATTAACGACGAAACAGACTGGACTCCGGGCGCTGCAAGCCAATCTGACAGCCAAATCATCCCTGATGGTGGAGATATTACCGGCCTAGCTGGTGGTGAGTATGGCTTGGTCTTTCTGGAACGCGCAATCTATAGGATGACGTATGCCGGTAGTCCATTTTTCTTCCAGTTTGACGCTATTTCTCGGAGTCTTGGCTGTATTTCTAATGGTTCCATTGCTCAGTATGGTGGTCTTACTTATTTTCTGTCTGATGATGGATTTTATGCTTGCGATGGTCAGACGGCTAAAGCGATTGGTACTGAGAAAATAAACCGTTGGTTCTTTGATAACTCTATTCCTAATGCTATTGCATCGGAAATGAGCGCAACAATTGACCCAATTAACAAATTAGTTATTTGGCGGTTTTCAGGTACGTTTGGCAATAAGTACCTGCTGATTTATTCGATTGATCTGAACCGTTTTTCTTACGCTACCACGACTGCAACATCTGTTGCTTATGTGCTAACGCCGTCTGCTACGTTGGAGCAGGTTGATAACTACGATAGCAACATCGATACATTGGCTACTCCGCTGGATTCTCGCGTATTTGCTGGTGGTCAACTGCTGTTTGCTGGCGTTTCTGGTCAGAAAATCATCACTTTCAGTGGTCAGCCTAAGACTGCCAACATAACGACAGGCGATATTAACGTAGGTCGTTCTACTATTACGCTTGCTCGTCCTACTGTTGACGGTGGTAGCGCATCTATTGCTGTTGCAAGCCGTGATCTCTTATCAGATCAGGTTGAATTTGGCGATGATGTACCTGCTGACGCTGAAAACCGTGTTTCTTTGCGTTCTAATGGCGAATATCATCGTATTAGACTGACTCCGACTGGCGCAAACTGGCAAACCGCTGTTGGCGTTGATGTTGAAGTTGTGAAACAGGGTAATAGATGAGCAGACTTACTCAATTTCAGACACTACCGCCATTTGGTGGCGATCAACGTCAGGTTGCTGAGGTTGTCCGTGGCATTATGAACGGAAAAACCAACAATACAGGCAAGATTACGCTGGCTACTGGCAACGCTACGACAACCACCCTCTACGACGAGCGTATAGGCTACGAGAGCCTTATTTTCTTCGTGCCTATATCTGATGCTGCCGAGCAAGATGCAGCGCCCTATGGTGCTTTTAGCCGCAATACAAGCCAGACTGCTCCGGTTGCAATGACTCCTGCGGTTATTCAATACGATACGACCGAGGAATCTAGCGGAATTTATCTTTCTAACAACAGTCGGTTGAATGTCCGTAATGCTGGCATTTACAACGTCCAGTTTTCGATTCAGTTAGCAAGCGATGATAACGCGCTGCAATATGCAGATGTTTGGTTCCGCAAGAATGGCAATGATATTCCGCGTTCAGCGTCAAGATTTGATATTCCTATCCGTAAATCCGCTGGCGATCCTAGCCATGTGATTGGCACAGTAAATATCTTTGTTGACTTGGCTGCTGGTGATTACGTTGAAGTCGCTGGATTGGTATCGGCCACGACCGTTTCACTTATTTCGTATGCAGCGACAACGAGTCCAGCAAGACCGATTATTCCTGCTGCTATTGTCACGATGCAATATATAGCACCAATGGCTACTAGTAACTTGTACGTTTCAAGCCAGCAACAAGGCCAAGCAACGATTAGTCATTGGGCTAACGATACGGCAAATAAGACATACGGTTATATAATCGTCGGATGACCGAATTTAAATTTATCCCTGTTGATGAACTTCGTAAGTGGTGGCCTAGCATTAGGCCGGGTTTGGAAAAGATCAAAGGCCGAAGTCCTGAAAACTGGATAACTGAGGATGTGTACACAGACTGTTTTAACCAAAAAGCAATGCTGTGGGTAGTATTACAAAATAGTCATTTCTACGGGTTCTTTATCCTCCAACCAATGGGCGAGGAACTGCACGTTTGGGCAGCATGGACGTTAGAAAATGATTATCAAGTAGTGCAAAAAGGTTTACAATTCATCAAAAATATGGCAAGAGAGGCTAATGTTAAGTATTTGACATTCTCAAGCCATAGACCGGGGTGGGAGCGTAGAGCTAAAGCTTATGGTTTCCGTCCTAGAAAATGGATAAGTGAGGTGTGATATGGCTGGCGGTGGCGGCACTCAAGAAACTACTAGCAAAACGGAAATTTCCCCAGACTTTAAGCCGTACATCCAGTATGCGCTAGGGGAGGCAAAGCGTGTTTATCAGGGTATGCCGCAAGCACCGGAAACGCTTGCCGTTGCTCCGTCTGCTGCTACTCAACAAGCCCTTGGTCTGGCTGAACAACGTGCTATGGCTGGCTCTCCGCTGGCTCAAGCAGGTATGCAAGAGCAACTTCAGACCATTCAAGGCCGAGGAGTTAATCCTTTCCTAGCTGGTGCTTTGCAGCAAGCTAATCGTCTAGCTGGCGAACAGTACACTCGTAATATCCAAGCTCTGCAATCTCAAGCTGCATCTGCTGGTCGTTATGGATCGGCTGCAATGGGTCAGCAAGCAGGTACGGCACAAGATATTTTTGCTCGCGCATTGGCAGAACAAGGCGGTCAACTGGCTTATAACGCTGCTGAGGCAGAACGCGCTCGCCAAGTTCAGGCTGCTCAGAATGCTCCTCAAATGGCTGCATCTGACT